CATTAAGTTGAGTATATCTTTCAACTACAGTTTGTACTGGAGAATTTTTTTCTGGACGATCTAAACTTGGATCCATTTGCAAACCACAAATTAGATAATCACATTGATCTTTTGCTTCACGTAGCATTTGTACATGACCAGCATGTAACAAATCAAACGTACTAAATGTTATTCCTACTTTCATTTTTTAACTCATTATTATATTTTATTGCTGATTCAATTATAGTTAATGGCGAATTGAAGTTTTGTCCTGTGAAAGCAATTGCTGATGTATCTTTAGGGAAACAATGTCCGCCAAAGCCTCGCTCTTCTGTAACATAACTATGACTATCACCAATTCTTTTATCTTCTGCTACTAATGTACAAACTACGTCTGGATCAATTTCTGCTGTTTTGCATAAATCATATATTTGATTAAAGAATGAAACCTTTGTAGCAAGAAAACTATTTATGAAATACTTAGATAAAATTAATTCTTCTGCACCATATACTGATACTACTTGTATATTTAAAGCATCTGAAATTAAATCTTCCCAAAAATAAGTATCACCATCACCAATATAAACAAGATCTTGGTTTTTAAAATCTTCTAAAGCATAAGCTGCTCTTAAATACTCTGGTGAAAATGTAATTGCTCGATTTGGATATTCATTTTTTATTGTTCTCCAACCTTCAAGCGAAATAGTACTTTTAATAAGAACACGAACATCTTCAGGAATAAGTGAAAGGGCGTTATATACATTGTACATATCGCATGAACCATCTTCTTTTTGGGGAGTAGAAACTGCAATGATTGCAGCGTCTGGATTGTCGTGTAATTGATCAAATCCTAATGCAGGATCGTATACATGAGTTTTGATTGAATTACCTTCTAAGGCAAGAGCATGCGCTTTACCTACAAATCCATAACCAAAAATAGAAATATTCATTATAAAATTGTTCCTGTTTGCTTTTGCTTATAAGGGTCTTTCCAATCGTGAATCCTTTTGAGCTTTTCTTCTGTAGTTAAATTTGCCATGTAATCATTATCACGATCCCACAAATTTAATATTTGCTGCTCATCAACAATTTCAGTATCTACAATATGTTCACCCATATAATGTTGAGAAAATTCTGCTACATCTTCACATACAACAGAATCTTGAGCCCACTCAATTGCTTTATCATCATCAATTATAGTATTTGTATTTAGCTTTTGCAATTCACTTACAGGAACAACGTAACGCATACGATGAGTAGAAGTTGCTGTTACTACAACATATTTTTCACTGGACATTAATATCTCCTAATACATTAATTTTTAATTCATCTATATCAATTAATATTTCGTAATCATTTTGTAAAAAGCACTTCATAGCTTCTTTAAAATCTTTACGATTATTATAATATAATATCATAGGTTTTTTCATTTGTCAACTGTTTTTACCAATCACCATTATCTAAAACAATTCTTATATTTAAAAATAAAAATTGAATATCAATTCTCCATCCAAATGGACTTAATTCATCTGGTACTATAGTGTTAAACCTAAACGACCAGTGAAAAGGATTTAGTGCGAAGTTAATCCAAATTCCACTATGCTTTAACCAATTCATAATTTACTGGTGTAAAATTAATTGCTTCTACACTTACACATCTATATGGTCCTTTTGGACACGGATTACTATGGATATGGCCATGAATATTAAGACCACTAATACCATCTTTCCATCTGTTCTTTTCTTGTAAAGTAGATGGATGCATAGGCAAATGAGTTAGAATTGCTTCATCAAACATCTTCCATAATTGTATTGATTTAAAATATGGAGCAAGAAATTTAGGATTATCATGGTTACCTAATATGAGATGTTTCTTACCATTAAGTCTATGCATATTATTTGCTAGCCACTCTTCTTTATTTTCACCCAGCATAAAATCACCAAGATGGTATATTAAATCGTTTGGTTTAACAACACTATTCCAATTATCAATAAGTTCTTCGTTCATTGATTCTACATCTTGCCAGAGATGTCCACGCACAAGATCACCAGTATCATGTCTGGTAAATTCTAAAATTTTTTCATGATTAAAGTGAGTATCACTTATAAGCCAGATGTCTGCCATTTTCTAAAAGTAATTTTAATAATATTAATTATAACACAGTTTTCAGAAAATGTCAACTATTTTCTAACATATTTTTAATTCGAGAAATAGTACCATCATTTTTTGCTTTATCTGACCAATAAGTTTCATCTTCTACAAGTGCAATTAATATATCACGTAAAATCATATTTTTATTTCTGATTTTATCTATTTCTTTGCGCATATTAGAAGTTGATGCTTTTGTTTGATTTAATTCTAATTCAAGACCTTGAATTACTTTTTTGTTTGGATCATTCTTTGCCATATTTTTTAATAAACTCGTAATCGCTAGCGTATGCTCGTTTAATAAATTCTATCTGCTCTTTAGTTAAATCTTCTTTGGTGATTTCTTTTTCAGTAGCATTATAATGCAAATCAATATTTAATTCTTTATTTAAATTTTCTCTTTTAATGATTGTAAATTCTTTAAAATTATCTGTATCAACAAATCTACACTGTGGATGAAAGTGATGTACTTGATGAAAAGAATTAATTTTATTCATATTTGCAAAGAAATAATCTATTTTTTCTTGCTTAGTACAATCTTCTAATTTTACATCGAACGATTGAAAAAGATTATCTCCATAATCCCAGTATCTTTGTTTAGGAACAACAAATACATTAATTAAAGAAATAAATCTATCAACTGGATCTGTCCATACAACAATTGGCTTGCTTCTTTTAGCAAGGTCTTTATATAGCTTTGTACTGCGCAATACCTGTTGACGATCTGGAAAACTTTCTTTCATTGTTACAGAACAACTTCTTGGAATTTCAAACCAAGTCTGTTTACCTTCTTTATCTAATTGATACATTAAAGGAAACTCTAGTTTTTGACACCAATAACAATGACAATCATTAAATGCAAATGGCTCATCTAATTTAACTTCAGGTAATAAGAAATCTTTAATCCATTGCTTTTCAAATATTAATTTTGGTAATGACGAATGCGGATATCTTTTTAATACATGATCTTTGTTTCCATCCGGAGCAACATTACCTTCAATAGGTGCAGTTGTATCTACAAACTTTTTATAATCAGAATAGCCTTCGCCTGTATCCATCCATTTAAAGCTGTCATATGCATGAGCAAATGAATCTGCTTTAGTTTGTCTTTGATCTTTATTTCCCATCCAAGCAAAGTGCCAACCCATATCTTGTATTACTTCTCCATTATGTCTTGGATGTTGTACTGGCATAGAAACGTTTCCACATCTCATATTACTAATTTTATTTTCCATAATTTTTTGCTTAGTTGCAAAAAACATTGCTTTCCACCAAACAACAGGAGCACCATTTCTATGATGGATTCTTAAATCTGCGCGGCCTTGCAAATATACTAATGGAATTTTTACAAGAATTCCTGGATTGTTTTTTGCTAATCCTGCTACCCATTTAATATGTTGTGGATTAATAATCTCATCAGCATCTCCATAAATGAATACATCATCAGGTTGGAAATCTTGCATTGCCATCATTACAGCATCTTTTTGTAAGCGTTCTCTTACACGAGCATATAATGATTCAGTATTATTTGCATTTACTCCCGCATTTCTTTTATCAATTTCTAAAATTTGTAAGTCTTTTGTTTCGGGAATATCATGCTCTACATAATGAATCTTTTCAATAGGAAGTCCAAGCTTACGAGCAATTTCCATAAACTTTCTTTCTACTGGTTTACCACTATGAGTTTTATTTGATTCAACAATAATAAATTTATCTACATGATCTTTTAATAAGTTAACACGTAAATAAAGAAGCTCTTCACCGTAAGGTGCAAAAAATGGAAAACAATCTACAATCGCCATTTATTCTACTCTCTCCAATACTGTAAGTCCATTATTATTTGTTCTATGAGTTTTAAATTTCCAATGAGGATTTGCAATTACAAATTCAATTACTGCAGGAAGTAGTCCCTGTCCTTTAATTGCTTTACGATCCGGATTTTTCCACCATTCTTTATCTTCATCTCTTACTCCATAAGTATGAGTATCGTGAAATGCTAAATATTTTTTAGGTGTATTACCGTGTAATTTTAATTCTTTTTGTAATTGTTCTTTTGAATGCCAAGTATCAATAAAAATCATATCAGTTGGTTCAATAAGAAGTGTTAAAGTATTTCCTCTTCTATACTTAACATCTTTACCATCTAGCTCAGCCAAATTAAATAAATTTTGTAAAGGTGGATGCATTTCTAAATCATATGCTCTTAATTTACAAGGAGCTCTTAAAAAGGCTTTTGTGCTATCGCCAAAGCGACTACCAAATTCAGTTACATGATCGCATTCACAAGCTAATTCATATAATAGTTCTAAGTGTTCATTAATATCACCAGGTGTATTTAATACTTGTTGATATTCTTGTTCTATTACGTCTGAAAAATTCATTATTTCTCCTATGCTTTTAACCAGCGGTCATTTTTAAGTGTCCACTCAACTACCTCTGCAATTCTATCTCTTACTGGAACTGGTTCCCAACCAAATAAATCTTTCATACGATCACCACTCATTGCATAACGTAAGTCATGTCCAGGACGTGCTGAATGAAAATCTACCATTTCATACTTGAGTTCTTTACCTTGCGCCTCCGCAATAATTTTTGCAAGATCAAGATTACTTAATTCTTCGCCACCTACAATATTATATTTTTGAGCTCTAATTCCAGAGTTATCATTAATTGGTTGATGTACATCATTCTCTAAAAGTACCATCATTGCATCTGCAACATCAGCAGCATGAATATAATGACGAGAGCCTGCAACAGTTTTAGATGGATCACTATGAATAGTAACTACCTCACCATCGCGAGCACGTTTAATACACATTGGAATAAACTTTTCAGGATGTTGACGCTCACCAAATACGTTCATTGTATGACTAATAATCATAGGCATTTTATAAGTATTTTCAAAAGCAACTGCTAATTCTTCAGCTCCTGCTTTAGTAGCACTATATGGATTGGTTGAATTATAACGAGCATATTCATCATATTTAATACCATTAGGAGCAGGGCCAAATACTTCATCTGTACTAAAGTAAATAAACTTTTCTAGACTATCAAGATGACGACCATAATTTAAAATATTACAAGTACCAACGACATTATCCATTACAAATTCTTCTGGGAAAGTAATAGAACGATCTACGTGTGAACCAGCAGCCATATGAACAACATAATCAATGCGTCCAATATCTGCTACAATCATAGGATTAAGTTCGGCTTTAAGATCATGATAAACGATTTTTACTCTTTTCTTTTGATCTGCTGGTAGATCATTTAGTATATCATGTAGACGGTTAAGATTGCCACTATAATCTAAACGATCTAGTGATACAACTTCCCAATCTGTTCTGCGTAAAATCTCGTTGATGGCGTGGTGAGCAATAAATCCTGCGCCGCCTGTAATAAGAACCCTTTTTGACATTATATCTCCTTCATCAATAACATTGTATATATTTTTATTTATCTATTTTAACCAGCCTATTTTTTCTCCGGCTTTAATTCTTCTTTCTGCTTCTGCTTGAGATCCAGGATAACGAGATGCCCAAACAACAATTGCTGAGAATAACATAAACATCCAGAATACTGCTTTTTCATTTCCAGTAGTATAGTAAGTAATACCTAAAGATGAAAGCATTACTGTAACCATAAAAAATTTTGCATAGGTTGGATATACTCTATGCTTAGACCAGTTTTTAATAAACGGACCAAACTTTGGATGATTTAAAATGAAATCATGAAATTTTTTGCTAGACTTCGCAAAACAAAATGCTGCTCCTAAAGCAGGAGTACTCCAAGGCAAGCCTGGTAATATTACACCAAGATATGCAACTCCCAATAAAATAATTCCAAGTGTAAACCAAATGGCTTTTTTAATTTTTTCCATAACTGTTCCTTTCTTTCTCAATCTAGAGAAAAAAGCATTCTCAAGTTGATTCATTTATTTATTAACTTAATTTGTCTCTTAGATCAGTAAACCCACCAATTGCCTCACCGTCCATCATAATTTGTGGAACTGTTTTTGCGCCTGGAAATTTTTCCAATAATTCAGATTTAGTATAATCTACATCCATTTGTTTATATGTATAATCAAGTCCTTTTGCTTCACATAAATTTTTTGCTTGAACACAAAATGGACAACTATCTCTACCGTAAATTTCTATCATAATGAAAATCCTTTAAATGTATCTGTTGAAACGTCTTGTTTAGTACCACCTTGAATATAAGAAGTAATTTCAGTTTCTTGTGGAGCAACTTGTACTTCACCGCCTGAAATCCACTTTTGAGTCCAAGGTAATGGGTTATTCTTCTGGCTATATGGAGAATCTAATTTGATATTAGTCATTCGACGTGTAGCAATATATTCAATATATTGGCCAAGAAGTTCTGCATTCAAACCAATCATTGATCCATCTTTAAATAGATATTCAGCCCATCTTTTTTCTTGATCGACTGCATCAACAAACATTTGAATACATTCTTTATTAGTTTCTTTTGCAATCTTTTCAAAGTCTTTATCTTCTTTTTGAAGTAACTTAAGCATTGCTTGAGTAGAAGCAAGATGGAGATTTTCATCTCTTGCAATTAATTTAATAATTTTTGCATTACCTTCCATCTTTTTCAATTCTGCAAACGCCCAAGAACATGCAAATGAAACATAAAAGCGAACACCTTCGAGAATATTTACACTCATAAGTGTTAGCCATAATTTCTTTTTTAATTCATACTTATCTATTTTTATAACATGATTATTGACGTTATGTTTACCTTCACCAAGTAAATTATACCACTGAGACATTTCAATAAGTTCATCATAATGCTTAGAAATATCATTAGCACAATTTGCGATTTCTTGTATATCTAGCATTTCATCAAATACTTTTGATGGATTAGAATAGATATTACGAATAATATGAGTATATGATCTTGAATGAATTGTTTCAGAGAATGTCCAAGTAATAATCCAGTTTTCAAGTTCTGGTAACGAAACAATAGAGCCAAATGCTTCTGCCGGAGCTCTACCTTGTACACTATCTAATAATATTTGTCTTTTAAGATTTGATGTAAAAATATGTTGTTCAAACGGAGTTAATGATTTGAAATCTTTAGCGTCATTGTAAATATCAACTTCTTCTGGTCTCCAAAAGAAACCTAATTGCTTATCAGTAAGACCATCAAACTGTTTATATCTTAGTGTATCGTAACGTTGTAAAGTTGGTCCTCCTGATGGGTCCAAGAATGATGCTACAGATGTATGATCTGCTCTGTTATTAACATTAAAAACACTCATTAAATTTCCTTAAATTGTACAACTATCGCAGTGTGAATCATCTTCTTCCCCAGCTGGAAGATCTGTTAATTGATCAGTATCAATTTCACCTTGACCATCATATGTATTAAAATAATATAATTGCTTACCACCATACTTATAAAACATAAGTAAATGCTGTAATAATATACTCATTGGAATCTTTTCGTCTTCAAAGTAAGTAGGATTATAACTTGTATTAACACTAATACCTTGATCGATATACTTTTGCAATACTGCCATAATTTTAATATATCCTTCAGGTGACTTTTGATCCCATAATAAATCATATTTATTTTTTAGATGTCTATACTCTGGAACAACTTGCTTAAGAACGCCATGTTTAGATTGTTTAATAGAAATAAGAGAACGTGGTGGTTCAATACCGTTTGTTGCATTAGCAATTTGAGCAGACGTTTCTGCAGGCATAAGAGCCATTAGTGTAGAATTACGAATACCAGTTTTCTTTAATTGTTTACGTAATTGTTTCCAAGGCATACGTTCTTTATGCGGAATCAATTCATCTAAATCTTTTTTATATGTCATATTTGGAGTAATACCATGTCCATATTTAGTTTGCATTAATCCAGGAATAGCTCCTTGCTCTTCTGCTAGATCTGCCGAAGCTTTAATAAGATAATATGACCAAGCTTCTGCCCATTCATCTACTATCTGTAGGCCTTCAGAATCAATATCCTGATAGTTTAATCCTTGCTTGGCTAACCAATAGGCAAAGTTAATAATCCCTACTCCAATAGGTCTACGTTTTTCTGTGGACATTTGAGCAGCAATTACTGGATAATTTTGATAACTTAATAGAGCATCAAGACCACGTACTGCTAAACAACATGCTTTTTCAAAATCTTCGGGATGTTTAATATTACCCCAGTTGATTGCTGATAAAGTACATAAAGAGATTTCGCCTGATGCATCATTAGCACTATTTAATGGTTTTGTTGGTAAATCAATTTCTGCACATAAATTTGATTGGCGAATTGGAGCAACTTCTGGTAAAAAACTTCCGTGTTCATTTGCATTATCTACGTTTTGCAAATATATACGTCCGGTATTTTTACGCTCTTCCATAAATGTAGAAAACAATTCAATTGCTTTAACACGCTTTCTGCGAATATGAGTATTACGTTCTGCTGTTTCATACAATTCACGGAATTTATCTTGATCAGAATAAAATGCATCATATAATCCAGGAACATCTGATGGAGAAAATAATGTAATCTTTTTACCTTCAATCAGTCGTTCATAAAAGAGTTTATTAAATTGTACTCCATAATCCATATGACGCACACGATTGTCTTCAGTACCTTTATTATTTTTTAATACAAGAAGATCTTCTACTTCATAATGCCAAATAGGATAATAGATTGTAGCAGCACCACCTCTAACACCACCTTGTGAGCACGATTTCGTGGCTGCCTGAAACATTTTATAAAAAGGTATAATACCAGTATGATAAGCATCACCTTTACGAATAGGTGAACCTATGGCACGGATTTTACCACCACCAATACCAATACCAGCTTTTTGACTTACATATTTGACAATACTACTTGAAGTAGCATTAATACTGTCGAGACTATCGTCACTTTCAATAAGAACACAACTTGAGAATTGGCGCATCGGTGTTCTAACACCTGCCATAACAGGAGTAGGTAAAGAGATATCGTGAAGACTAATAGCATCATAGTAATCTTTAACGTATTGTAAACGTTCCTCTTCTGGATAATTATGGAATAGAGTAGCAGCGATAAGCATATAACACATTTGTGGTGTTTCAAAAATTTCGCCAGTTACTCTGTTTTGAACTAAATACTTACCTCGCAATTGTTCCATTGCAACATAAGTCAAGTTTTCGTCTCTGTCGTGTTTAATATAATGTTCTAATTTAGCCCATTCAAAATCGGAATAATAGGTAATTAATTCAGGATCGTAAAAACCTCTTTCAATATTTTTTTCAACAAGTTCTTTGATAGTACAAGGCTTAAAAGAACCATATACTTCTTTACGTAAGTTATAATTAATTAATCGACCACCGACAAATTGATAATTTGGTGTATCTTCTGATATCAAATCTGCTGCTGCTTTAACGAGGGTCTCCTGAATTTCAGAAGTTTTCATGCCCTCAAAGAATTGGATTTGACTATTGATTTCCACTTCACTTGGACTAACACCTGTGATACCATCACAAGCATAAAATACTACTTTATGTAGTTTCTCAACGTCGAGCTCTTCTTTTCGCCCGTCACGTTTAGTAACTTGAATCATACCTATACTTCCCTTTTTCAAATAATATAATCATTGGTAAGAATATTTATACATCATATTCTACAAAATCATCAATTGTAGGATATATTTTTGTAATTGCTTTACCAATTTCACGCGCTAGTTCCATATGTTCTTTTTGTGTACCATTAGATGAACGAAGCTCAACATAATGAATCCAAGAACGAATAGTACCATTAACATATAATTTACTAACAGTGTTTCCTTCTGGAAGTACTGCTCTTGCCTGTTCTTTAGCAATTCCATTATTAATTGCCCAGTCATAGACTGATTTTGTGTAAGCAATTACATTTTCTTGATGTTGTTGCCATGTTATTGCCAAGTCATGACCATTTTCATCTTTTGTTCCTTCAGGAACTTCTATACTGTTTTGTCGATTCTTCTCATCTTGCATTCTTGCTTCACGAATAACGAATGACTCATCCATATCTTGAGGATTTGCATATCGTTGACTAAACTCTTGGAAAGAAAAAGATCTATGGCGCAATAATTGTCTTGCAATATCTCGTGTAGTCTCTACTTCTATACAAGCTGAAGCCATTTCAAATGGAGACCAATGTTTATGTTTAATAAGATAACTTAAAAGTTTTGATGCTGTTTCCGAATTAAGTTGATTAGATGGATTTGAAACTCTTGCAGCATAAGCAATGAGATCTTCTGGTGTTTCAAGCCCAATAAATTCGTCAGGCGTTGGTTGTGAATATGATATAAGTCTTACTTTCAATTTTTTCTCCTATGTTCTTTTCCATTCAGCGAATTTTAATTCAGCCTGAAGTCCTGTATATGTATTGTCATTAATAAGTTTTTCAACATCTTGAACGCCATTTAAGTACATATCATTTATGTCCTTGGCGGGGACGTCGTTGGGCCAGATGCATATCTTGTGGCCATTCTTAATAACTTTTTCCATTCTTTTATGTATCTCTTTATTTCTTGGTTCCGCATCAAATACGAAGACTGCGTTCTCGAGATGTTTAATATCAGTAGTTGTACCTTCTGCTCCATTCATTGAAATAGCATTAGAAAGAAACATACTATCAAGAGCACCTTCAACTATGTAATATTTCTTATTAAAATCAACTTTATCTAATCCAAAAATTTTTTGTCTTTCATCAAACATAATAGTAATGTATCGTATTCCTTTTGGATTAAATCCTCGTGCAGAAACACCGTATACATTATTTTCTTTATCAACAAAAGGTATTACAAGTCTTGCCTCATCTTTATCTAAATTATCAAATTTATCTGGTATAATTGAATTAATCCATGTCTTAAACTTTGGAGCAAAAAACATTCGATAATGTTGATTAGACGGTATTTTTCTTTTTACTACGTATTTTTTTACTGGATGGTCAAAAGATAATTGACTAACTTTTTTTAATGTTTTAAGAGGATTTGCTTTGAAGGTAGGTGCTTTTGTTTTAAATTGCTCTATATCAGTATTTGCAGCTTCTGTTTTGTTATTCGCATTATTAACAAACTTTTCTGCAATATAATCATTATAAAGTAAAGGATCTAAACTTTTTAAGAAGAAATTAAACCCTTGGCTTGCACCGCAATTATGACAATAATATGTAAACTTATTATCTCTTTCTAAAAGCCAACCACGAGCCTTAGTGCGTGACTTTTTTGAATCACCACATACAGGACATCTGAAATTGATTTTATAAGGATTTGTGTGTTTTATTTTGAATTGCTCAAGTCTACCAGACAGCATTTGAGCATACTGAACATCAACAAAATCAATCATTGCTTTTCCACTTTGTACATTATTTAAATATTATAATCTAATTACTAGAAAATGTCAACTATTATTTGAATATTTCCATACTATGAGTAACTAGCCAAACAACACCAAGACCAATACCCATTATCCACCATTTCCAATTTTCTAATTCAGATACTCGGCTTTCTATTTTACCAATGCGCGAATCTAATTGGCCGTTCATTTTAGAAAGTTCAGACATTATTTCTTGATTTCTTAAAATTCTATCTTGACGGCTAGAGTCTGCAAGAATTTGATGATCTTCTCTTGATGATTTGCGGTATTCTTCTAATCGCTCGTTAATATCATGAGCTCTTTGCTCATCTCTTTCAATATGAGATTGTTGTCTTTCATCCATCTCATCCATTCTCTCGGTAGCATTTTTAACTTGCTCGGTTAAAACTGCAACAGTTGTAGATAAATCGGCAAGGTTTTGCATGCCTTTTTCTACTCTACCAAATAATGTTTTGACGGCTTTTAAGTCTTTTTGAATTAATGCTAATTCAGTATCTTTATCTGACATTTATAATCCTTTTATTTAATAACAGGAGAAGAATGTCATAATATTAAGTAGAACCTGGCCATAATTTTTATAGCCAGAAATTCTATAGAGTGAAGGGACGATTACTTATCTTCGTCTTCGTCTTCGTCCTCGTCTTCATCATCTTCGTCTTCGTCGTCATCACAATCTTTTGCTTCGTCTAGATCTTCAGTCGCTTCTGAATCTTCAACGTCAGCATCTTCTGTGACTTCTTCTTCAGCATCTCCTGCTTGCATTTCAGCTACTTTAGCTTCTAATGCTGCTTGAATGCGCTCTTCGATAGCTTCCTCGAAAGCTTCTTTCATTTCTAGTGGGCGGCCTGCCATCGCTTCCGCTACAATTTTCTCTAAAGACATGGTTGGTCTCCTTATTAAAATTAATATATTGTGTATTTATTTATAATTATCCAAACATCTTAGCTTGGGTTTCTTCATCTACAATACCTGTTACTTTCAAACCATTTTCTCTTTGAAAATGTTGTACTGCAACTTGTGTAGCAAAACCAAATCCATCTTCATCAATTCCAAGGATTTTTTGCATTTTATCTACATCTGTACCAGAATCATTTCTTTTCATTACTCTGGTTTTAATTTTAGGTGCGGCTTTAGGTGCTGCTTTTTTCTTAGTAGCAGTTTTTGCTCCAGATGTTTTAGGAACCTTAACACTTTTAATATCATCTGCAACTTCTTTTAATTTTGAACCTAATTTCTTTTTTAATTTACCTTTTGCCATTTTTTACTCCTATTATATCACACTAATTGAGTATTGTCAACTCTTTTTAGCATGTCTGATAGACTTTTCTTTTTACTTTTGTTTTTAGAAGTCCATCGTTTTTGTGCTGCTTTTGACATATGAGTTCCATCCATGCCAGCAATTTCACCACCACCAACATTATTAGTTGGCTCTTCTTCTAATTCTGGTTTAACTTCAACTTTCTTTTTGGGATTATGCTCTTCAGCAAGGCCTAGATAATACGAATATTCTTCAATAAATTTAGTTAAAGATTTTTTAATGTCTTCTTCACTAAAATCTTCTGTTAATAAACTATCTTCATCAGAAAAATGCTTATATTCTTTAATTAAAAATAATGCTGCTGCATAAGAAGCTAAACGAGATTTACCTCCTGGTATTTTACCCAGAAGTTTTTTAAGATTAGCAATCATAATATCAAAGATTCCCCAAGCTTTATTTTGAGACCCTTTAGTAAAGTTTTTTCTTTTAATAAGAACTTTACCATTTTTATCTATGATACCTTCTTTATACGCATCCCATTTTTCAAATGGCGTAGCTAAACGTCGTATAAATTGATAAACTAAAAATAAATCTACTACCATTAAAGTTTCCTAAGCGTTATTGATATATGAGCATCTGACATTATATCATTTCTACTAATTTTTTTATCTTCGTAGATAACATAATCCGGCATACGATTTAAATAAACAACAAACGGTTTTAAATACGTATGATATTCATGCAATCGCATAAACAGCATATTTGTTGCTGCATTTCCAAATACATTGTATATAATAATCAAATGATTAAGAATTAACCTTTCTTTTAAATCATTATCTTGTCTATATCTTCCAAATAATTTGCGTAAATACTGAAACCTTTTTAAATCCTCTTCAAACTCTGCTATATCAGAGCAATGAGGATTATCATAATGTTTCGATGCAAATAACAGAAAGGTTGATTCTGTCAATATCATAATAATAAAAGCTTAAGTTTAACTATCAGCTACAATTGTATCTTCAACAGCTGTATTACCCGTAACACCAGCGTCACCAGCCTCACCAGCAGAAACTTTCATTGCTACTAATGGCTCAACAATATGACGAGTATTACCAGACTCGGTTGTATATGTGTTATACAAATTCCAACCTGGAGTCTTAATACCTTTAGCACGGTTACTAGCAATACCTGCTTCTGTTGTATCTACAAAAATAGCATTATCTCTGTCGTTAGATTTGTTTGGATTATTAGCGTCAGTGCTTAAATACTTAGGTGCATCATCTGCTGAATCCGTTTTTCCCCAAAGTGCCATTTCCTTCTCCTTTTATTTAATGACTATTATTATTTATTTAATAATTAAAATTGTACAGTTAAATCAATCGGCGTAGCAGTTTTCGCTGGAGTCGATAGATCTTTTTTAGAATAGCTTTTTCTTAAAACTGTTCCTTTTTTAGCAGTACTAGGCTTTGTAGTATTTGTGGTTGATTTAGAACCAGATGTAGCATTAGTTGCGCCACCTGTAGGATTCGGGCCTGCCTCTTTCATGTGCTTCTTTTTACTTCCACAACTACTTTCAGTTCTAATTGCTGCTCTAGCTGATGCAACATTACGTCTTGCATTTCTCAATGCTAATCTAGCTTTTGTTTGAGCATTTCTAGCTTTTTTTAATCTTGCAACATCTTTTACTTGATTTTGTAATGACTTAGCTTTTTTCTCAGCGGCATCTGCTCTTTTATCTGCAGTCATACGGCCAGCGCTTTTCATTGCTTGACCAATCATTTCATCAAGTTGCTCATCATTAAAGTTATTAAGATCTTCTAAAGTAAGAGTATTTTCAGAAATATAATTTAAAAATATTTCTTTATAATCTTCTTTATTTAATCTTTTATCAGCCATTTTCATGCCTTTGATTCTCTTGTCTAGTCTCTTAACAGAACCTTGACCGCCAATCATATTAGTAACAGCATCTGATGTTGCTTTCTTCTTATATGACTTCAAAGTTTCTTGTGAAATCTCATCGAGCTCTACTTCTTCAGTATAAGGCATAGTTGCTTCGTTAGTGTCTGATTTGTTTTTAAGATAATCACGAACACCATCAATGTAGTCAGATGCTTTAGTCATTTTAGATTGCACCCACTCAGGTAGATTATCGTCTTTACCGATTATACCTTTTAATTCTTTTGCAGCATCCATGATTTTATTGATTTGAGTTTGTGCCATACCACCCTCATCATCATACTCACCTTTATC